CATTACAGCAGAACCTTGTGGGCAACGTAGTCCTTCTACTAATAATGCTACAGCAGATAATCTTGATTTACCGCATCGTCGTCCAGCAACAATAACTTTAAATCTAGTATTATCTTGGAATACTTCTTTCTGCCAAGGTAGTAACTCGAAACTGAGGTTCATTTATATGAATCCTCTTCATCTTCTATCTCATTATAGTCGATTATCTCTGCATCTATAGTTTCTACTGCTTCTACTTTAGTTTCACCTAATCCAGTAATATTAATCGTTACTGCATTACGTTGTCCTTTAGCATCTTTCTCAAATAATGATGTGGGTAGTAATCTATCCATACACATCTTGAGGCAAGCTACTTGATCTTTATCGTCATCATCTAAAGCCTTACGGAGTACAGTATCAATTACTTTAGTACCACTCGTTGATAATAACCTTGCTTTAAACTCTTGAATTCGTCCTGCGTCACCTACTGGTCTGCCTACCTTACCTGGTCTCTTCTTGCTCTGCACAAGTGACTTAGGAGGACGACCTCTCCTACGAGCAGGTGCTGCTTCTAAGACATCCACCTTAACAGGAGACATAACCACATCATCTTGAGACATATATCCTTTACCTGCTAACGCAGAGAACAATTAATAAATGAATTTCTACTAATTAGTTTACTAAGTAGTCTTAAGTAGTTTTGGTTCTTTTTGTTTTTTACCTTGTTTGCTCTTAGTCTTCTTCTTAGTACAACTATTATACCATAACTTTCTAGATTTGTCAAGCTTTATTTTACTTATCTTCTCTTATGAACCCCTCTATAGGGAGACTAAGTGTCTACTCCTGCGGGTCTGGTGAGCAGAGCTAGAGCGTATTCCGCAGCTAAACTAAACCACTGACTCTGTCCCCTTTTATCTTCCTTTTAAATATAGACACCAGTAGTTAACTTCTTTTAAGATAACTCATTGATTACATTGAACATATTCCTACCTGGACATCTGCTTAAATATTAGGCAGTTTGCTTAATTATTAGGCAACTTGAATTTACCTTTTTAGGTGTTTCAGAGCCTAGACTCAAAAGTCAGATCAGCTACGACCCCCTCCCCATAGTCAAAAACTATTGAAATTAAAAAGTTAATAGATTTTAGCTATTACTAGATCATTTTATGAGCTTGCGATAGTCTAAAGCTATCCTGGGGATGATCTCGATAGTAATAATTCATTGCAGGAAATGTATAAGTGTGGTAGCGACACTCTGAAGATATTTTATAGGTCTAATCATGATCTCAATACTTAGATATTACTTAGATCAATCTGCCTAAAATTTAAGCAATTCCAGGGGTTTACCCTAGTAAAAAGACTAAAATATTTTCAAGAATCTTGATCTAGGTCAAGAAAGTAACCCTAAATATCATTACAATTGAGTTATCAAAACAAGTTAAGAAAGGTAATAAGATCATGAATAAGTTACTAATAGCATTCAAAGCAGATCCAACAGAATCAAATAGAATCAAGTTACAAAAGTATATTAGTAAGCACATGATGGCTATCTGTTGTGCTCCATTAGAAGATCAGATATATTTGAAGTCTAACGGTTTTACAATCTAAGGGGTTTATAATGAAAAATGAACTAAGCAATATTGATATCTTATTGATCAAGTCTGAGATCTTTTTGGCAAGTGATTGTAAATGCGATATCGATACAGAAACGGTATATAAACTGTATGAACTATTTAAACAAGCACAAATTAATTACAGAATAGAGGCAAGTCATGATTAAATTATTACAAGGGTTTATTTTAGGTTTATTGTGCTTTATGATTCCACTATTGATCTATATCGGAGGGTTTTAAAATGATGCTAAAGCCAAATAAAAATTGGATGCGATCTACACTCATTAAATGGTTAATGAATAATGATCCTAATGGATGTTATTCAGACGATCAAAGTAGATTAGAGGGTTTTCCTATTCTGACTCAAGAGCAAGCCTATACCATTGCAATCAATCAATACAATGAGGGTTAAACCATGAATCAATTCGAGATGTCTTTTATACATAACGACGTGCATATTATGAATCCAACACTATCAGAAGATGGACGGTTTCCTGTATCACCTAGTCACTATGGATTTACTATAGAATCAACAGGAGGAGGATCTTCTGCATGGGTTAAGTACTTAGACGATGGGGTTTTAGTCTTAACAGATGAAGACGGAATTAGTCACAATCTAGACAATGGGTTTATGATGGGTTTTTATGATGGTTCAGAAGATGAAGGTACATGGGGAAATTGTTTAGGAATTATTGACTCTAAGGAGATGGCATAATGAAGCACTATCATATTTGGGCTACGGGATTCGCTTATTGCGTAGATGAATACGCTACTAGTAAGGCAATGGCTAAAGATCAATTCAAAAAGAGATGGGGTTTTAATCGTATGCCTAACGGTTCATTTATTGCACTAGCAAACTAAGGATAAATTAAAATGATCAAATTATCTAAAACAAGTAAATTAGACGGCATACTCTCATGGTCTTTACAGGCATTAGATACTTGTCCTGCTAGTAAAAATAAAGACGGTACTCTAGTGGATGCCTGTAAAGGATGCTATGCCACTACAGGCAATTACAGATTCGCGAATGTGAAAGCACCTAGAGAGTTCAATAGAGAAGATTGGAAACGCGATCAATGGGTTTCCGATATGCTGCTTGCTCTAGATTCAAGCAGATACTTTAGGTTTTTTGATAGCGGAGATATGTACGATTTAAAACTAGCGAATAAGATTCTAGAGCTATGCACCAAAGCTACATGGGTTAAATTTTGGATTCCCACTAGAATGCATAAATTTAAAAAATTCCATTCCGTATTAGACAAATTAAATGCACTTGATAACGTAGTGGTGCGCTATTCAAGCGATAGCGTAAATGGTGAAACAATTCCAGGGTTAACCACTAGTACAATTTTTAGTGATACAGTACCCGACAATGCGCTAGAGTGTAAAGCTTATCAGTATGAAGGCAAGTGTAACGGATGCAGAGCGTGTTACGATAAGAGCGTGTCTGTCATTGCGTATAAAGCGCATGGGGTAAAAATGGCTAAAGTAATTAAGATCATGGCAATCAAATAATTGGAGGGTTTACAATGTACTTAAACACTTGCACAAAACAGGAAGTATTAGAACATTTTGATTTATGGTTGTGGGAGCGATACGATTATCTAGGTTTTGAGCAGCTTAATAAAATTATTTTCAAAGCGGATACGATACTAAGCAATGCGGAGGATCTAGACTATTACGCAATTGAAGGGCATAGATCACTATACAATGCAATTATAGGGGCATGAGTATGCAATACGTAAAACAATTAGCGGATATAACCCTAAGCGATCGTAATAATTGCGCTCTCAATGCCATGAGTATAGTCTTAAATAAGCCCTATTATGAGGTCTATAGGACGTTTTTAGATCATGGCAGGGTAGGAGGTAAGGGAGCAAGTGTACGCATGATTACGACCGCTCTAAACGTGCTTAAACAGGGTTCACCAGAGAAAGCGATAAACAATTGGCAGATGCCCGTAAAAATCAAGATGACATTGTCTAATTTTGCTAAGCAATATCCTACGGGTAAGTATTACGTTATTAAATCCAGGCATGCGCTTGCTTTAATTGATGGGGTATGGTACGATAATCAAGTGCCTAATCCCAGGGCATACGTTAAATGGTTTTTTAGAGTGGAATAAACGGAGGATATATATGGACGTAATCGATTTGGACGTAGTGGATTTATCTAGTTTACAGATTGAAGGCATTTATGTGGATGATTACCCCGATTTTTGCGATGCCTATTTTAGTGAAGGTAAACGGTTAGACGGTACGAAATTATCAGATGATGAGCTAGAGCGGCTTACGGATGATTTCCCCGATATGGTAAACGAGATGGCACTCAATACATTCTATTGATTAAACGGAGGGTATATGGAATTTAATTTTTATGTAGACGGTAAAGGGTTTAATACTTATCAAGAGGCTAGGACGTATGCGGATGAGCTGCTAGTATCAGAGAATAAGTATAGGTGCGTATTCACTAAGGATGAAATGGATTCAGTCAATACATTTTTGCAACAAGCGAAGGAATATAAAGAATGAGTTACTTACATAAGGCATTAGCAGGGATTCACGAAGCAAATCGAGTAGGACGTAATAAGCCCTCATACAGTACCGTAGAGCCTGTTGATCCTGCGGTAAGGGCTAAGTACCAGGAGCACGTCTCAGAGGCGGCATGGATCACTCAGGAGGCTAGGAAGAGGGGTATCACTCCTAATCAGTTCATTGCTGGAGACTACGTCGATGAGTGAGGATAAATTTATTAAATACTTATTGACATTTACGGCAATATACTTTACAATACATGTGTACATTGCTTTGGCTAGGGGAACGATATGAGAGTTTTAGTAGCGTGTGAGTTCAGCGGTACGGTAAGGGATGCATTCATTAAGGCAGGGCATAACACTATCTCGTGTGATCTAGAGCCTAGCGAAACCCCTGGACCACATATCCAAGATGATATCTTGAATGTGATTAAGTTTCCAAATACATGGGATCTAATGATTGCTCACCCGCCATGTACTCACCTAGCAGTATCAGGAGCAAGGCATTTTGCTAAGAAGATTGCAGACGGACGGCAGCAGCAGGGTATAGATTTATTTATGGCACTAGCGAATTGTAATATCCCACGATATGCAATTGAGAATCCGATAGGGATCATGAGTACTAAGTTTCGTAAGCCTGATCAGATTATTAACCCTTGGGAATACGGGCATGGTGTCACTAAGGCAACGTGTTTATGGTTAAAGGGTTTACCTAAGTTAGTTCCTACGAATGTAGTTGATAAAGGTACAGTATGGGTTGCTAAGTCTGGTAAGCGTATGAGTCAATGGTATTATGATAGTTCCTGCTTACCTCCTAAAGAGCGTGAGAAGATGCGTAACAAGACATTCCAGGGGATAGCAGATGCAATGGCACAACAATGGGGAGGTTTAGTATGAAGCTTTATAAGATATTAGAGACAGACGGTAGCGTTATCAGGATATTTAGTTATAAGGAAGAGGCAGAGCGGTTTATGTCTCTAGACAGATCACTACGGATAGAAACAATTAAAGTATTTAAGAAGAAGTTAACAGACAATCGATTCATTAAAGCGTATACAGTACTAGGAGATTCCATATTATGAGATGCCAATGTTGTGATAAAAACCTAAATGACTATGAGTCTACCCGTAAGAGTGTGTCAACGGGAGAGTACTTAGACATGTGTAACAAGTGTTATTCCACTATCAGTGATGATCTATTAAGCGAGGTACGATATGACTTATACGACGGAAACGAAGAAGACGAATATGAAGAAGGAGACTACGATGAAGAATACAATTAAAAAGATTGACAAGGAAATGAGTCTATGGTATACTATCTATAGAGTTATACTAAGTAGTCTTAAGTAGATTTATATATTATTGTTTTTTATATAAGTATCTAAGTAGTTAAACTAATAAGGTGAATACCATGAGTTGCAACAAACACGATGAAGAGATGGTCTACCACTTCATGATCCAGGATGCAGTAGACTTTATTCAACTGTACGGTGTAGATAAAGTAATGGATGATATCTATTCTTGCTATCACTTGCGGATGCAGAGGCAGGAAAGTCAGGAGGAATTACCTTGGGTAGCGTAGAGTCTAACTTTTTAAAGCATATCCCATGTAATAATTGTGGGTCTAGTGATGCTAATTCACTATACGATGATGGTCACCAGTTTTGTCATGTGTGTCACACTCGTATAGCAGCCCCTAGAGCGACGATGGAAGACATGGAAGGGCTAGGTATCTACCTAGATAAACAAACTCAACAGAGAGGCTCTATGCAAGTCCTAGAGGTATTTAAAAACACAGAGGCAGTCCATGTTGCAGAGCGTGGTATCAGCAAGGCAACTATGCACTTCTTTGGTGCAGGATCTGACGGTAAGAACTACTACTTTCCATATTGCGATGCAGCAGGAAAGACGGTAGCAGCTAAGACTAGGTCGATGACTGCGAAGGAGTTCAGCGTACAAGGTGACTGGAAGAGTGCGACCATGTTTGGTCAGCAGAAGTTCACTCCTGGTGGCAGGGCTATCACGATTACCGAGGGTGAGTTCGATGCCTTGGCAGTCTATCAGTTGACAGGCTCACGATTTCCAGTGGTGTCTGTGCGTAACGGTGCGTCAGCAGCACTCAAGGATTGTCGTGCCAGTTACGAGTACTTGGATTCCTTTGAGAAGATTGTAATCTGTTTTGATAACGATGAACCTGGTCAGCAAGCAGCCAATCAAGTAGCAGAATTGTTTGGTGCTAAGGCGCACATATTCAAGTACCCTACGAAGGATCTCAAGGATGCATGCGACTACTTGTCTACCAGTAAGACGAAGGAGTTCGTGGATACATGGTGGAATGCTGAGAAGTATGTACCCGACGGGATTGTGTCAGGGTCTACGCTATGGGATCTAGTCAATCAGGCAGAGGAGAAGGCAGAGGTTATGTATCCCTACGAAGGGATCAATGATCTAACCTACGGTATCAGACTAGGTGAACTTGTAACAGTAACAGCAGGATCAGGACTAGGTAAGTCTCAGTTCTTGCGGGAGATTGTGTGGCAGATCCTCAGTAAGACAGAAGATAATATTGGACTCATGTTCCTGGAGGAGTCAGTAAAGAAGACAGCAAAATCATTGATGGCATTGGCAGCAAACAAACCCTTGCACTTACCCGATTGTGAGGCAACAGATGAGGATATAAAAGATGCGTTTAACAGAACACTTGGAACAGATAGGCTGTATTTGTTTGATCATTTTGGTAGCACTTCCGTTGATAACATTGTCAATCGTGTGCGGTTTATGGCTAGGGGGTTGGATTGCAAATATGTTTTCGTTGATCATGTTAGTATTATCGTAAGTGCTCAGGAGTCAGGAGACGAGCGTAAGGCAATTGATGAGATCATGACTAAGCTTCGCATGCTGGTGCAGGAGACAGGCATTGCATTGTTCGTGGTGTCACACCTTAAGCGTCCTGAATCTAAGGGGCATGAAGAGGGAGCAGCGACTTCACTAGCACAGCTAAGGGGGTCAGGTGCAATCGCTCAGTTAAGCGACATGGTGATTGGTTTAGAGCGTAATGGGCAGCATACTGATGCGATGGAGAGGAACACTACTTATGTGCGTATCCTCAAGAATCGATTCAGTGGGTTGACTGGGTTAGCATGTCGGTTGTT